ATGGACAAGGACATGAAGAAGCTCGTCAAGGCGCTGGAGAAGCAGGGATTCACCTGCTCCCTGACGACCAAGGGCCACGTCGCGGTGTACCGCGGCGGGGTGCTGGTCGCCACGTTCTCCGGCACCGCGAGCGACTGGCGTTCGATGAAGAACGCCCTCGCCCCGCTGCGGCGGGCGGGCTTCGAGTGGCCGCCCAAGCGGTGACCACAGGAGGCCCGGGGAGTAGTCCTAGTACCCCCCGGGCCTCCGGTCCAGCCCATCATCCCACACCCCTCGAAACTCAACCGGAGGAGAGCATGACCAACTACAACGCAATCCTGACCATCGACAAGCCCTACGTCGGCGCATGGGTCGAACCGTTCACCGATCGGGTGCACGAGCAGTTCCGGCGCTACAGCCCGGCCACCGCCGGCGGACGGGACGGCCGCGCCCAGGTGATCATCACCCTTCCCGCCACCACGCTCGAGCAGGCCACCCAGACCGCGACCGCGCTGCTGGTGGAGGGGGAGGACTGGCCTGCTGAACCGTGCGGCCTCGAGGTGCTCACGACCGAGCTCTACGACCGCCTGGGTGGCTTCACACTCATGCCTGACCTGGTGTCCATCAGCGAGGCGGCCGAGCAACTCGGCATCAGCCGCCAGGCGGTGCTGCAGCGCATCGAGTCCGGCCGGCTCCCGGCCAGCAAAGTCGGCTCCGCCTGGGTGATCGCCAGCGCCAACCTGGCGTGAGCCCGGCTGTCTGCTGCCGGCCGTACGCTCGCGGCCATGCCCGGCCTTCCCGATGATCGCTCCGTGACCGAGCGGCTGGGCCTGTCTCGGCCGTCACTGCCGCGGCATGTGTGGGTCGACGGTGAGCCCGGGCTGTTGCTCGAGTGGGATCGCCGGGCGGATGGCTGGTGGGGGCGGGTCGTTACCAGCGAGGGCGGTCAGGCGGTCGAGTCGTGGGTTCGGGCGGATCGACTGCGGCCCTCCTGAAACGCCAGAACGCCCCCCGCCGGAGCGGGGGGCGCATGCGTGACAGATCGGGCCCTCACGGTCCCGGGAAGGCGTGCGGAAGCCACAGACGCGGCAGGGTGCCCACTGGCCGGGGATCCTCACCGGAGGCTCCGGATGAGGGCCCACCAGAGGGCGAGCCTCAGTGCGAGGTTACAGGCTGTGGCGCGGAGTGTCGTCCACACCATCGGCCCCTCCGTCGTCGGTCCCGCCGATCTTGTTCGGGCCAGGAAGGAAGGTGAAGTCCTTGAGCTGGCGATCTCCGACGACGGGGCTGTAGGTGATCGAGTAGCCGGCGAGATGGTCCCGGCGGGAGGTGGGCGCGTTGGGCACGGCCCAGGTCACGCCGAGGTTGGTCAGGAGCGCGATCGCGGCAGTGATGGCCTCGGCCTGGGTGATCCCGTCGGGCCAGGCTGTGGCCAGGGAGCCGAGTGCGGCGACGAGCCCTGAGGCGGCGGCCTTGCCGTAGCCGGCGACCCAGCGCGGGGCGTTGGGGATGGCCCACACGGCGCCGAGTCCGACCAGAACGGTGATGGTGATGGTGAGCCACTCCGGCCCGGTGATAGTCCCGTCGTCCAGGGCGGTGACCGTGGCGGCCAGGCCGGCGAGTACGGCACCGACTATGGCCTTGGCGTAGAGGCCGATGCTGCGATCCATGGGGTCCTCCTCAGGGCCACTGGTTGGGGTTGCGGAAGTTGCTGGCGGCATAGCCGGTGCCGCGCTTGCGGCGTTCGAGGTGCAGGTGGGCGCCGAAGGTCCGGCCGGTGTCGCCGGAGTAGCCGATGAGCTGGCCGGTCTCGACGTGCTGGCCTTCGCGGACCACGACGCGCGACAGGTGGCAGTAGCCCCAGTCGGAGCCGTCCGGGTCGTCGTCGGAGATGATGACGTGGTTGCCGTACGCCGGGTCCCAGCCGCCACGGGCAGCGGTGCGGACGTCGCCGGAGATAGTGGCGTACACCGGAGTCCCGATGGGGCAGCCGATGTCCACGCCGGGATGGAACCCTGCTGCCCAGTCGCCGGGCACCCTGTATGCCATGGTGATGGGGAAGCGGGCCGCGTCCCGGATGGGCCGGACGAACTTGCTCGGCGCCACGGGTGCTGCCTGGACCTGTGCGGGCGGTCGGGCGGCGGTCACCTTGAAGACCCCGCCTGCGAAGCCCTGGTAGTAGTCGGCGCCGACTTTGTTCTCGGGGCCGCCGGGGAATCCCCACGGCCCACGCTCCCATCCTTGGGCGGCGTACTGCTCCAGCATGAGACCCCACACCGGCCAGGTGCCGCGCTCGGAGTGCCACACGGCGCCCCCCTGGAATCGCTGCACCCTGCCGGGGACGCCTCGTCCGTCGGCGATGTCGAACTCGTCGGAGGTGGGGTAGCCGAGGGGGCCGGTCTCCCATCGCAGGGACGCCCACACGGTGCGGATGGCGCCGTAGACGGCGTACGCCTGCGGGTCGCCGAGGCGGTAGTAGATGCTGCCGTTCTGGTAGTGCTGCCCGATGCCGCCTTCGATGGGGAACTCGTCGCTGATCGGGTAGCCGAGGTGGCCGTGCTCGAATCCTTGCCGGGCGTACGCCTCGCGGATGAGCCCGAGGGATACGTGCGCGTCGGTGTCGGTGGACCAGATCATGAACCCGCGCTCGAAGGGCCGATAGGCGCCCGTGTCGGTGCGGACCTCGTCGCCGGCGGGGTTGCCGAGAATGGAGCGGGGGCCGCCGAGCTCAGCCCAGCGCTGGCCGATGCGGCCGCCAATATCAGGGGTGGTCACGGGAGTCTCCTGTCGGGGTGGGGGAGTCTGGTTGCCGCGGACGGCGGCCATGACGTCGCGGCGGAATCGGCCCATATCGAAGCCGGGGTCTGAGAAATCGCGGGAGTCGGCGACCTCGCCGTGACCGTGGACCTCCTGGCCGGTCCAGCCCAGCCGCCGACACAGCGCGGCCGCCGCACGGATCGCGGCGTCGCGCTGGACGTCGTTCGGTACGCCACCGGCCATCAGCTCGAACCCGACGGTGTAGCCGTTGCCGTCCAGATCACTGCCGCGCAGGTTCTGCGACCCGTCGAGGGAGAAGTTTGCGGCGCGCATTGCGGCCAGGCCACTGGAGCTGATCTTGCCGATGTGGTTGCAGCGGCCTGCGCCGACCATGATGATCCGGCCGTCGCCGTCAATCCCAGCCAGGCAGAGCGGCCCGGGCGTCTTGGCGTCACCGGTGGTGAGCCAGCCACCGCGAGAGGCGTACGCCACGGCGGCCCCGCCGCGGAGCATCCCGCCCGAGGTGTGGTGGATGGTGATGCCGTTGAGCGTCACCCACTCGCGGATATGGCCGCCGGCGTTGGTGTGGGGGCCGGTGCAGCAGCGGCAGCGGCCCCGCCAGCCGTCGGGTTCGATCACGGTGAGGCCGGCGCCGCGGAGCGCGTCGACGATCTCCTGCGGCTCGAGGAAGCGTGCCATGGCGGGGATTCCCCTTTCTGGGGCATGAGAAACGGCCCGCCGGTCGACGGGCCGTGCAGGTTGGTGCGGGGTTCAGCGTTTGGGGCTGGCGGTTGCTCGCCTGGCGAGCGGGGTGGCCGCGCCTGTGGGTGCCGGGACGGTGGCGCAGGCGGCCGAGGATGAGGCGACGGTCTGGCTGGTGCCGTCGGTGTAGGTGGCGACCAGGTCGCCGCTGGAGCAGGTGAGTGAGGTGATGCCGCGCCCTGCGGGGCCGGTGGCGCCGGGTGCGCCGTCCTGCCCGGCGGGACCTGCCGGACCCACGGGACCCTGGGGTCCGACCACGGACTCCCCGGCCGGACCCTGCGGGCCTGCAGGTCCCGTCGGCCCGGGCACTGTGGAATCGGCGCCAGATGGTCCGGCAGGGCCAGGGATCGTCGAATCCTGCCCGTCGCGTCCCGCGGCCCCCGCCTGCCCGGGCAACCCCTCGGCGCCGGGCTGCCCCGCCTGGCCCTGCTGTCCTGCTTGGCCCTGTTGGCCAGCAGGGCCGGTGACGGAGTCTCCCTGGCGGCCGGCCGGGCCGGCGGGGCCGACAGGGCCCACAACGGTCTCCCCTGGGCGGCCCACGGGACCGGAGGGGCCGGGCGGGCCGGCGGGGCCCTGAATGCCGTCCTTGCCGGCGGCAGGGATCTCGCGGACGGTCTTCTCGGCCTGCTGGCAGACGCCGCCCTCGCGGAGTCGGCGGGCCTCGTCGGAGTCCTGCGCGCACAGCGCGAGGACCTGTTCGGCGGTGACGCGGCCCTGCTGGGCCTTGCCCTGCTCGACGCCCCACTGGCGGCCCATGAGCAGGATCGCGATCCCGGCGATCACGACGGCGATCCACAGCAGGATCTGGCGGCGGCGGGCGTCGCGGTGGGCGTCGTCGCGGTCCTCGGCGACGGGGTCACGCTGCATCGTCGTCGTCCTCTCTCACGATGACCGAGCGGATGCCGGCCTCGATGTCTGGTGGGATGTCGATCACCCCGATCGCGGCGGTGCCGTCTGGGTGGTGGTCGGCGTCGTGCTCACGGCGCAGACTGCGGCTGCGGTAGATGTAGTCCTGGGCGAGGTCTCCCCAGGCGGTCATCGCGGAGATGGTCTTGTCCTGGCGGGCGATGGTGGTGGAGTCGCGCTTGCGGCGCTTGCGAGCGGACACCGACAGCCACTGCCCGATTGCGCCGATGGTGACCAGGGCGCCGAGGACCAAGGAGGAAATCTGTGCGGGATCCACGCGCGTCACCCTTTCCGCCGGCAGTGCATCTCCTCATCGGTCCATGTGCTGGCCACGACCCGCCCGAGCGGCACGGTCAGGATGGCCAGCAGGACTGGCGCGGCGAGCGAGACCGGGGGTGAGGTCCACAGCGACCACAGGAAGATCACCACGCACCACGCCGCCCACACCGTCTGCGACAGGAACGCCGCGAGGGCGCGGAGCACCCCGACGACCAGGGCCGCGATCAGAGCGAGGGCGGCCGTAGCGTGGAGCACGATCCAGAAGTGGTCGTCGCCGGACAGGATGAAGACCTCGAGCCAGTCGGGCATGCCGACCGGGACGATCGCGGGTGCGGCACGGTCGATCAAGTAGAGCCCGGCCAGCGCGATGTGCGCGGCGGCCAGGGCGACGGTGAGCACTGTGAGGATGGTCAGGTGCCGCCTCAGCGCCTGCTCCATCCGCCCCATCCAGGCAACCACTTCGGATCAGGCCTGCTCTGCCCTGACCGCGTTGACTGCGGCAATGATCAGCTCATCCGACACTGCGGCCGGGAATGCGCCGATCTCCACGTCGAGGGTCAGCTTGATCGGTGGCGCGCCGGGGATATTGATCTCGGCGGACTTCTGTGCGACATAGGCGTGGAGGTAGTCGGAGGCCGAGGTGAACTTGCCGGCCACGGATTCGCCGTTGACCTCGATCGCGACAATACGGTCCATGTTCGCGGCTGCCCACGAGGCAGCGTTCGGGACGCCTTCCTGCACAGCGGCTGCGCGGACGCGGAGGGTGATGTGGGGGTCGGTAGATGCGGTAATGATGGACATGAGGCTCATCAGATGACTCCTACGAGGATCGCGGACAGGTACGTCAGGTCGGCGTTGCTCATGACGTGCATCTGGACCCCGGTGAAGTTGGCGACCTCCACCGAGATTCGTGACCCGGCAGGGCAGCGCAGTGTCTTGGTCTCCATCACTCCGGTGTTGGGTGCGGTACGCGCGGTGTAGAGGGTGGTCCCGTTGAACTGCAGCCGGGGATACCAGGCAGGGGTTCCGGACGCAGTGTCGGTGGAGACTCCAAAGCAGACTTCGTACAGCCCGGCGGTATCGATCACCAACTGGCGGTTAGTGCCGTCCCACGACATGCCGGACCCGAGCGTGCCGAGGTCAAAGTTGATCCGCGATGCCGCGCCGTTGTTGATGTAGTAGTCGATGTTTGAGCGGCGCAGGCACTGGATGTCGGGAAGCGGGTGGGAGTGTGTGGCGTAGGCATAGCGGCCATCGTGGAGATGATCAGATCGGGCCACGGTCGTGGCCGAGCCGTTCCCGGCAAGTCTGGCTTCCGTCAGCAGATTAGAGCCCAGCAGTTTCGCCCCGGTGCCGTCCGAGTAGATGGCGAACCGTTCCGTGATTGCCCCATAGATGTCGCGCTGGCCCACGTAGAAGCGGCCGTTTCTGGCACCAAACAGGAGGGCGTCCTGGGGGTGATCGACGAATGCCTCGATGCCGCTCGCATCGACGCGGAGGTAACCCTTGCCCTCGGACTCCAGGGACGCCCCGGACGGGATGACCTCAACCCTCCCTGAGCTGGTGCGCAGCAGGACTGAGTCTTTGCGCATCTGGATGCGGGCAGGCTGATAGGAGCCCGCCCCGCTGGTGAGGTTGAGGTCGATGAAGTTCGGCCCGATCGCGACCTCGCCCCGCGCCTTTGCCCCCGAATCGGTGTAGGCACTGGTGAAGAACAGGGTTCCCGGGTCGAACGTCACGCCCTGGTTGGTCCACGCGCCTTGCCCCAACAGTTTCGCCTCAGCGGGGATCAGCGTGGTGTCGTTGCCCCAGAAACGCATTCCGGACCAGAAGCTCCCGCCCCAGATGTCGTTGGACAACTCGACCCGTGGGCCGGTGAGGGCGGTCGCGAACTTGCCCGTGACGATGTTGTCGCGGCCATTCAGCCGGAGCGTGAGGCCGCCATCCTTGTCGTAGGCGAGGAAGCCCTCCGGCATCATCCCGGACCACGACCCGTCAGCCGCGATGGCCTTGAACTCCCGCGAGCTGATCTGCTGCGTGGAAAGCTTCTGGATCACCGCGTCACTGATCGTGGCGCCCTCGGTGACCTCCAGGTTCTCGATCCGGGCTTTGATGATGCTGGCCAACGCGGCCGCGAACTTCTGCGCAATCGCATTGCCGATATCAGCCTGCCCTGCCACCAGCAGGTCGGTGGTGACCAAGCCGTAATAGCCAGCGTCCGCGATGATCTTCTCTGCCGCGACCTGTGCCATGCGCGCCGTGTCGGTCACCGTCAGCCGGGACACGTCCAGCACCGGCAGGACCGGCTGCCACTGGCCCGAGCGCAGCACCCACTCGCGCGTGCCGGAGGTGTCGGTCACCCGCCACAAGGTGCCCTCGTCCTGCCCGTCCGCATCGGCAGGGGTCGGTTCCGCTGTTCCGGTGAGGATGGTTGCCTTCGTTGCTACCGCATCACGTGCCTGCTGCGCGGTCGCGAGCGCATCCGCCACCTGTTCGGCAGCAGCGGAAATGTCTGCCTCGGCCTGCTCCAGCCGGTCCCGAGCTTCCGCGAGCGTGACCTCGGCAGCCGCCAGTTCCTCGGCGAGTTGGTCGGCCTGCGCAGCCGTCTCCCGCACCGAGACGGGCGTGCCGCTCGACCCCTCCCATGACACATCCGCCCCAGGCCGAAGCACCTGCACCCCTGAGGGACGGGTGTGCGCAGCCTCCGCGAGACGCTTCACGCCCCCCACCAAACGCCCGATCTGGGCGGCTGGCCCCTCGTGCAGATTCGTGCGCTTCATGCGATCATCTCCTCCGGCTGCATTTCCAAATCGACCACGTGCGAGTCGAACTTCCCGCTGCGGGACAGGCACCGCATTCGGTAGGTGCCCTTTTCGAGCTGCACAAACCCGCCCGGCATGTGCACATCCCACGCCTCGCCCGCCCAGTTGGTGTGTGGCGGGAAATCGTGCGCCGACACCGAAGCCGCAAGCTGGACCTGTCGGCCCTGCTCCAACACGCCCCGCGCCCGCGCCGACAGCAGCGCCCAATCCTCGACCTGCGTATCCGCGATCACCGTCTCCAAATGCGGAAGGCCCTGCACCTCCGGCTCGGTCTCGACCCGGATCAGCGTCCCCTGGTCCTGCCCCGCACCCGTCGCATACACCCTGCGCACCGGGAGGAACTTGGAGGTGAGTTTCTTAGCGACCGCCTTGCCCTTCCTGGCGGTGAGATCCAGCACATGAGAGTGTTCCTGCCACAACTCCGGCATCGCCTCGGTGCCGTGACACATCGCCCACTGCACCCGCGAACCCTCCATGCCCGGAACCCACTCCGGCCGAAACGCAAGATCCGGACCGTTGACCACCTCGGAGATCTCCTCCAAACGCTTCGCCACGGAGTTGTTGCCCAGGTTGAACCCCTCATAGGTCCGCTCCCGGTTGGTGCCGAGCTCTTCGGGGGAGGCGTAGCGGATCGGAAACCAGCCGTTCGGCCGGAGCTGCGCGAGCTCCACCAAACGTCGGGCGATCGTACCCAGCGACCCCTCACGGAGTGCCACCACAGACTCACCCAAAGTCGCGCCGTGGTAGCCGCGCCACGCCTGCAGATGGTAGATGATCGGATCCCCCTCCGGGACCGGCGCCGACCACTTGTCACCCGTCCACGACCCCGCCGCATACGCGCCGGAATCCAAGAGTTCGTTGACCGCCTTACGTGCCACATCTTCGGGGGCGCGGTCTTTCAGCCAGCCCATCGCTGTCGCGGTGATCTGCGCCCGCGTCACCCCGGCATCGCCGTAGTCCCGATCAGTGACCACACGGTGCGCCAGCAGCGACCACAGCCCGCCCGCCTTCAACGTCACGAACTTCTCGTCGCCCTCGGGATCATCAAGGATCGGTCCCCACACCAGCGGATGCCCGTCCCAGCACACCAGCAGCGACGCCGACCACGCCGCCCACCGCTCCCGAGGCTGTCGCAGCAGCCACGACGTAGGAACCTTCACCTCGCACGAGGTGGGACCGTTGATCGCATCAGCCCACGAACCGGTTGCGGCAGCCGGAAGAGTCGCACCAACCTGCCCGGTGAGCGTGTCGGCCAGCCGGACCGAGTACATCTACTCGGCCACCCCAACGTCCAGCACCGCCGCCATCTCGCCAACGAACTTGTCCACCCCGCCGCCGAACCTGACGGGATCCGCACCCCAGGTACACATGCGGTCGATCCTGATTTGGTGCGTGCCCGCTTGGACCTTCCACGCCCGGCAGCCGGCATAGTGCGCTGTCCATCTGCGGTCGAACGGCACCTCCATCGACTCCATCAGCACGCCGTCGAGGTTGAAGGCGTACAGCATCGAGCCCGGCCCGAGCTTTCGCATATCCGAGTCTGGCAGGCTCGCAGGCGGATATGAGGTGACAGCCTGCCTCGCGATCACGTCAATGTGCCGATCGGTTCGCACCGTGAAATCCAGGGTGGAGAACGTGTGCCACGTGCGGGAGACCGGCGCATTCGTCAACGGGTGAATGTCCATGTCCAGATAGCCCTCGGATCCGCCGTAGGGCATGGCATAGTTCTTGTCCCACTCACGGGTAGCAGACGCTGTGGAGGTGCTCCCGGCCTGCAGCCGCATCTTGTCCAGCACGCACGATCCCGCAGGCGGTGCGGTGCCGGCTGCGACACGAACCGCACCATCGAGACCCACATACACTATGTCCAGTCGGGACGTGGCAGGCTGCGGCACCGGCGCGGTCTGACCGGCCAGCCAAGTCACGATCACACCACCGTGTGCGGTGCCGACGATTCCCGCACCCGCCGTGTAGCCATACGCCATGTCGGAGCGGCCCGCAACACCGCCACCGATCATGATCGGCCCGGTTGAGGCGGTCGGGTACATTGCCTGAATCACCCGCTGCATGTCCTCGGGGACCGTGGGGGATAGAGCATCATCCAAGCCGAACTGGCCCATCAGATTATCCTTTCCTGCTTAGAGATACGTGGCCCGAAGTTCCACATCAGCGGTGCCGGACCCTTCCGCCGACAGCGACCGGATCGAGGCAGACATTTGCTGTCCCGGCTCCACCCCGGCCCAGCCGCGTTCGCTCAACGCCCACGTCATGTCGACCCCGTCGACTGTCACCGACCCGGCGAAGTCCACGACAATCTCCCGCCCCCGGATGTCGGCGTTGAAAACGATCCGATGCCACCCACCGGCGGCGAGAACGAGCTCGAACCCGGCCGGGAAGTTCCCGTGAACCCGCACCACCGGATAGGCGGTCGCGTTCCCGGTGTTCGTCAGCGGTTCCGTGTCGGACTCGTCCGGGGTGCCCCAGTCGAGTCGCCCGATCTGCTGGCCGGCCTTGTTCCGGAACAGCGGCCACACCAAACCCCGCCCCGCGCCGGGGGTGACAATCCGCATCGCCTGCGGAACCCCATACAGGTAGGGATCGGGAGAGATGAGGGGGAGCTCCCACTCGACCATGCACGAGTCGACCGAGTAGCGAACCTTGCGGTTGCCATCCAGCGCGAGCGAGACCGCGGAGATGGTGTCAAACTCGTCAGCCACAGTCAACACCCCGGAGCCCATCCCTGAGGGGAACGAGCCGCCAACCTGCCGAGCGCGAGCGATGGTCTCCCGTGCTGACGGCAGCCATTCCCGGACGCCGATCGTGAGCTTGCGCCCGCCGTGCCTTGTCTCCGCGGGAAACAGCCCATCGGAGATCCGGTTCACCCACTCGGTTTCCGGCGATGCACCGTCAACCCAGCCCTCCAACTTGGTCACCCGAGCCCGAGCTCTGGGATCGGCAGACTCGCCCAGTCGGGAGGCGGCGAGTTGCAGAGCGTGTCCGTCGGTGAATGTGAGGGTCCTCATGCATAGCCCCTCTCGAAAGCGTCGAGCCACATCCAGGCGGCGTCCTCGGCGTCACGGCGCGGGTCCGTGCGAACCTCACGGGCGTGGTAGTGGAACTCTCGCTCCTTCGGCTTTCCGAGCAGCGCTGCAGTGTCGGATCCGTTCAGTACGCGCTCGCCTCCGTCGTAGCGACGGAGCTGCGGGTTCAGGACGAGCTCGGCGGCTTTCTCGCTGGTCCAGTTGAAGCCGCGGGCGGCAGAGAACGTGCCGGAGGCATAGCCGTTGGCCGTCAGCGCCCGGTCAACAAACGGGATCCACTTGTCGTAGTACGACGGGTAGGCCGATACCTGGACGGCCTGCGCGGCCTGCCCGAGCCCCATGCCGCGCCAGTTCTTGTCGAACAGTCCGGGCACGTGATAGCCGCCGCCATCCCCGTTGCCCGGACGTGCCGTGGTGCCGTACAGGAACACCCGCATGGCGTACTCCAAGTTGTTGAGCGCCTGAATCGAACCGTCGCGGGGGGTCCGCTGCTGGAACGGACCCACGTCGCTGTTCTCATCCGGGGAGAAGTCGAGCTGCCCGGACGCCTCCTGCATCATCGTGATGCCCATGATGTGCGCAATGCGCCGCTCCAGCCCCCAACCCTTCGCGATGCCGAACATCTGCGCGAGCAGGTTCGGACCGGACTGGGTTGAGGCGGACACATTATCGGAGACGGCCATCATCCGATCGGCCGCGCCCTTGACCATGTTGACCATCCCGTCGGCGACTCGGGTCGGGATCGATCGGACAATCTTCGCCATCGGATGATCGCCGGCGCCAAGAAGGTCCCTCAGTGGGCCGGCGAACTTGTCCTTGAGTTGCCCCACGTAGTTGACCGCCTGCTGGACGACGCCCATATTGGCGCCGATGATCTTCCCGACCGCCGACTCCCCGTCGTAGGCGGTGACATGCAAGTGTGGTCCGGTCGAGTTGCCGGTGGAACCGACAGCGCCGAGGACCTGCCCGGCACGCAGCATCTGCCCGATGCTGACGAGGATCTGTGACAGGTGCGCGTAGACCGCACCATCGGACGTGCGGACGTGATTACCGTACGAGTAGCCCCACCGGTTGGTAGCCAGTACGGCACTGTCCCGCATCGCCACCACCGGTGTCCCGGTCGGTGCAGGAATGTCCAAGCCGCGATCCACGCCGTGATAGCCGCGTCCCCAGTTCACCGGATAGCCGGGCACGGGGTGGACGCGACCACCGCCGGCGTACGCGGGAAGCGTCCCGGTTGCGATGATGTGATCCAATGCCCCCGGGTATTGGGCATCCATCCGCTTCGTGTTGGCCCGAGAGATGATGGATTCCTCACCCTCGAAGCGGAAAGCGCCCCGCGGGGTGAAGCCGAGATAGGGGTCGCGCTCGCCAGCCGACCAAGGCAGGTTCACCCGACCGCCGGTCTGGAACTCTGGCACGTCGGCGATGCGCGGGGCCTTCGGGAGCTCCACAAACTCCGCCAAGGTGTTGAATCCGTCGACCAGCGAGTTGCCGACCTTGACCGCGATGACGATCGGGGCGCGGACCGCGGCCTTGACTCCACCCCAGATTGAGGAGATGGCCTCGACGGTCAGCCGGAAGGATTCTTTGATTCCGCCCAGGATCCCGTCGATGAATCCCTTCGCGGTATCGATCGGCCCCTTCAGTAGATCAGTGAGGCTACGCCACCAACCCATAAAGGTGCTGGTCACCCAGTTCCAAGCCGCAGTGAACGAGCCGACGATGGCGACATTCCAGACCCACTCAAGGCCATCCTTCGCCAGGCGAAGCGGTCCCATGATGTAGGGCTCGATCTGATTCCACCAGCCCACGAAGACGCCGGTGATCCAACCCCAGAACGCGACGAACGACGCGGTGACCACGGACCAGACCCACTGGATTCCAGCCCAGACTCGGCGCATCGGGTCCAGCAGGTAGGTCTCCACCAGCGCCCACGCGACGGCGAAGGTGGTCAGTACGAAATCCTTCGCTGCATTGAACGCGAAGACGATGCCCCGCCACGCCAGGTCAATCCCGATCTGCGCCAGCCGGATCGGCAGCATGAGGATGATGTAGAGCACGCCCCAGGCGGCGGCGAAGACAGAGGCGATCCACGCACCCCACTCGCCGAAGAAGGCGGAGGTGCTGGACCACCATGCAGCGATCGCAGTCCCAGCCTGCACGAGCGGGTCGATCAGATAGGTGCGCAGCAGCCCCCAGCCGGCAACGAAGACACCTGTCACCCAGGCGGCCACTCCGGACAGAACCGCAACGATTCCGTCAAATGCAGGCTTGATGCCGTTGTTCCACAGCCACAGCGCCCCGGCCGAGATCACCTTCCAGGCGGCATTCAGGCCGTCGCGGAACCACCCGACGTTGTTGTATGCCCAGATGATTCCGGCCACCAGGGCGGCGATGGCCACCACCACAATGCCGATCGGGTTTGCCGTCATCGCTGCGTTGAGCAGCCACTGACCTGCTGCGGCGGCACGGGTCGCCGCCCCAGCCGCCCATTCCGCAGCGGTCTTCGCCACAGTTGCGGCGGTGGTGCGGATGCGGGTGAGCAGCCCCACCGACTCGGCAGTGTTCTGCGTAGCTTGAGCTGCACTGACCGAGCGCATGGACGCCGCCAGTGAGAAGTTCGATGCGGTCAGAGCGATATTGCCCGCCAGCTGCATCCCCATACCGATCGCGGAATCCCTGCCCAGCAGATTGTTGGCGGCCTGCAGCCCCTTCCATGCAGCCATCAGCCCGATCAGCCACGGCAGGGCCGCGACAACCTTGTCCATGTTGTTGGCGAGCAGCTCCAGCCCAGCCGTGGCGACACCGAGCACCCCGGACATATCAGGGAGCTGAATGTCGGCATTGCCGAGGTTGGTGAACATCGTGGTGATCGTGTTGCCGATGCCAGCCCAGTCGGCAGTGGAGAGACTGACCCACAGTTCACGAATGACAGTGGCGATCGACATCAGCCACGGCGACCCGTCGCCCTCGCCGCCCTGCAGCACGTCGACGAACTCGGCCCAGTTGTCCTGAATCGAGCCCACCAGCCCGATTACGGTCTCGCGCACATTGAAGAGCACCCCGATGATAGGGGAGTCCTCCTCGATGCCGAACTTCTGCCAGAACTGGCCCTGATAGTCACCCTGCACCAGTACGCCGATGACGCCTCGGACCGCAGAGGTGACCAGGTCGAAGTAGTGGGCGGCCTTTTGCCCCCACAGGGCCATTCCGGTAAGACCCGCCTCCTGCGACTGCCAGCCGGCGACGAAGTGAGTGAGCCCGAGCGCAGCGACCTGGAATCCAGAAACGACCTTGGGTAGCACGGATTCCGACAGCCAGCCCAGGGACTGCTTGATCAGTGGAATCATCGGCTGGAGTGCCTGCGCCATCCCGACGTTCACAGTGTCCTTGAACGTCGAGATCATGCCGGACAGCGAGGCGGACTGTTTGTCCATCAGCCCCGCGAAGCGCTCCATGCCCTTGCCGGATTCGAGTGCCGACATCAGCTGCCCAAGCTCCTTGCGCCCGAGCTTGCCCTTCTGTGCGAGGTCGGCGACCTCCTGCTTGCTCTTTCCGGTGGCGGCTGCGAGCAGGTCATAGACAGGGATGCCGGCATCGCGCAACTGGTTCAGGTCTTCTGCGGTGATGCGTCCGGCAGCGTTCATCTGCTGCAGCGCAACGGTGGCGCGCTTCACGCCCTCCGAGCCGGTGCCCATGCCGGAGGTCACGTTGCCGAGAGTGGTCATGATCGGGATGACCTTGTTGGCGTCGATCCCGATCGAGATCAGCGACGATGCGGCGGTCTGCAACTCGGGGAACTCGAACGGGGTCTTGGCGGCGAACTGCTGCAGCTGGTTGAGGAACCCCTGGGCCTTCTGCCCCGAGCCGAGCATGGTGGTGAAGGCGATTTCGGCCTGCTCCATACCGGCGGCCGTCTTGATCCCGGCCTCGATGCCCATCTTGCCCATCTGGACGAGACCGAGTGCTGCGACAGCCCCACTGATCTTCGCGAAGGTGCCGAAGATGGCCTGGGCGCCCGCAGAGAACCCGTCGGCCAGGGACCGCCCAGCCCCCAGGCCGCCGCGGTCCATCTCTCCGCGCATCCGGTCCACGTCGCGGCCGAGTCCTCGGAGTTTCCCGGTGAGGCGATCATCGGCTTCGATCGTCAGAGAGAGGGTCCCCAGGTCGAGAGACATGATCACCTCCTTACGCGGATGGGCTGAGCTGCAGTGCGATTCGGGTGGTCTGGATCAGAACGGGGGAGCCGTCCTGTTTGTGTCCGGCCACCATCGGCGGGCGGGACAGGAGCCCCTCAATGCGTGTGCGGAGCCAGTGCCACGAGCGGTTGTCAAGGATCCCGGGCGCCCCAAGGTCGACGCCGTAGAACTCGTGCAGGTCGGATTCGACGAGCGGCCAGTGACCGAAGATGTCCTGCCAGTCGTACCCGGCTACTTCTTGCTGGTCTTCGTCGTACCAGCGGGCGAGCCCTGTTTCTGGGTCGACTTCTCCGAACGCCGACGGGTCTCCCTGTTCGGCGCTTTTGGGGCCTCCACCATGGCCGCCTCCCAGAACTCCTCGGCAGCCTCGCGGTTGTGGACGGTCCAGTACATGACGGTCTGGGTGACGATCTTCATCGCCTCCCACGACACGCCGTCGTCGACCATCTGGTCGTAGGCCTCACCGAGCAGAGCCTTCTTGAACTCCTGCTCCTGGTCGTCGTCCAGCTTCAACCGCTCGCGGTCGGCGTCGCTGATTTCCTGCCCCTGTTGGGCTGCGATCATCAGCGACGAGAGCTCCTGCACGAACTGGCCGGTACGGATCGACACCGACTCGATGCGGTACGTCTTCACGTCCCCGCGGATCGGGACAGGAAGGTCGATGTGGTCCTGGAATACCTGTGTGGGTGGCCTGAAGGCCATGATTCCTCCTGGCGGTGATTCCTGGCGGTGGGGATGAAGCAGCCCCCGGACACCGCCAGGTAGGTCCGGGGGCTGCGATCAGTGGGGGTCAGGCGCCGGCAGGATGAGGGATCTTGGTCGGCTTGCCCTGGCCCTTGAGGGTCAGCGACGCCCGATCCAGGCCCTTGTTGTCGCCGCCGTCGAGGGTCCACGACACCGACACGAGACCCTCGTAGGCCTCGACCTTCGGCCCGGTGGTGCCGTTGACCTCGTACCAGCGGACCTTAGCCACGGCATCGGGGCCGAGCACGTCGTTCTTGAGCCGCAGGAACTCCTGGCCGGCGTCATAAGACGCCGGGGTGTCCTTCGACGGAGCACGGCGAGCCTTGGCCTCGATCGACCACGACGCGGCGGTGTTGGTCTCGCCTCCCCAGCCGTCGGAGTCGAAGTCCGAGTCGTCCTGCGACTCGGTCTCCACGTTGTACTTGAACTCGGTCAAACCGTTGACCGGGGTCCATTCCGGGGTGCCGGGGGTGCCGGGGGTGGTGCTGGTGTCAACGTCGAGATACCAGCGCTTGTTGAGGACCGAGGGTCCCAGCGGGGTGCGGTTCACGATGGCCATGAGTCAGTTCTCCTCGATCTTGGCGATGATGGCTGCCTTGGTGGAGGCTCCACCAAGATCAATGCCGCTGTCGGCGGCGTACTCCTTGAGCTGGGCGACAGTGAAGTCCTCCCAGCTCGTCTCTCCGGCCTCAACCTCGGCCGAGTCGACCTCGGCCCACTCGGGGTGGGCGGCGTAGTAGTCGGCGACGGGACCCTCCACGTGGATCACGTCGCCCTTCACGTGCTGGAAGGTCCTCATGCTGCTCCTAGCTCGGTGCGGATGTAGAAGTTCTGGGAACGGGACCAGCGGCGCACGCCGTCCTGCCCCAGTGATGCGCTGGACTGGCGCCAGCACAGCGTCACGGGAATACCGTTCAGGACAACGGATTCCAGTCCGTGCAAGGCGGCGAACACCCGCCCTGCAAGGTCATTCGAGGGGCGCGGGTCGGCGCCGGCGGCCCTGGTGATCACCTGCACGCCCGACAGAGCGTCACCTTCGAGCTCGTCGGCCACGGGGTAGGCGGTGAGGGTGATCAGGTTGTCGGGGGACTGGGGGATCGCATCAATGACGATGCCGGTCTCCGTGGCGGTGTAGACGCCGTTCGCACGCCAAAGCCCAACACTGCCAGCGGCGAGATGCTGGGCGATACCTTCAAGCAGGCCGTTCATGGGTGCCCCCTCAACGGGTGGTGCGGCGTATGCGATCGGCGACTACGTCTGCCGTGTCGGCGCTATGACCGGCCCGCTCGAGGAACTTCGCCGACCGGCCAGGGTCGTGATGGAAGTCCATGCGCTCGTGCTGCTTCACGGCGTACGGGGTGTCGTAGGAGACGACAGCCTTCGTGCCGGAGACGGTGACCTTGCCGGAACGCTCAAGCTCGTTGCCCTGGTCGATGGGGACACGGCTATTGGATTCGACGAGGACTGCCTCGGCGGCGTCATGCAGACCGTCTTCGACGGCCTGGCGAATCAGGCGGGCAGCATGCTCGATCGGGTCGCTCATTGCAGCGTCACCTCGACGTGGTCCCAGAACCCGAGGCCGTCGCGTCGGCCAGCGCCAATCACGTAGGTGATGCGGCCCGAATCGAGCGTGACGCGCGAATCCGGGACGAACAGCGCCTCGACGTCACGGCCCTCCTCGTCGGGCCGTAGTCGCAGCTGCGCCTCGGAGACGACTTCGTCGCCATTCTTGTCGCGCACGAGCTGACGAGTCTCCTTGCGCCAGCACGCCAGGGCGACGGGCGCGCTGTAGGTGTCGCCGTACGCGCCGGCCCCCTCGTGCATCTCGACGGTGACGCTGTGCGGGGTGCACCAGCCGGGGAGGGGTTCGGTCATGCCGCCCCCCATGGCGAGGTCGGCGTGGGGGGCATGGTGTAGCGGGGCATAGTGGCGGTGGCCGCGGTGCCGCCGCAGATGGAGCGGAGGTCAGCGAGCTCGCGCACGGTGAACTCGCCACGGCCATTGACCGCACCGTCGCGGCGCAGGGTGTGGGTGAAGATGTCGGCGGTCTTCGTCTCGGACGTGACCGGCACCAGGCCGACCTCGTTCCATCGCTCGATCGCGGAAATCAGGATGGCCCGGAACTGGGCGACCTGCCGGGAGGTGAGGTTGGTGTCGAGCAGGCAGGGGGCGACCAGTGATGCGCGCGCCATCGCTTCGTCAATCAGACGCTGGGCACTGTCGGCCGGAACGCTGGACAGATCGTCGATGGTGATGATGTCCACTGGTCACCCCCCTTTCCGCTCAGTTCGCGCGACGACGAGTCGGCTTGGCCTCGCCGCCCGCCGCATTGCCCGAGTCCGTCGCAGCGCCGTCGGCGGGCTCGGACTCGAGGACCTCGAGCTTCTCCACCAGCCCGGTAGAGGTGAGGTGCTTGAGGTTGCGGGCGTCGGCCGGGACAAGCGCGCCGCGGTAGGCGTACACCTCGCCGCCGTCCTTGGGCTGCACGACCGCCGCAGCGGCCTTCACGATGTACTGATCAGCCATGGTCAGCCTCCTCAGAGTCCGGTGTTGATGATCCGCACGCCGGCGCCGGCGTCCATGACCACGGGGACGGTGACGCGACGGGCGCGGGGGCGGTAGGCGTCGCGGTCATCGACGCGCATGACCTTCACCTCGAGGGACCCCTGGGCGCTGTACCCGGGGGACTTGATGTCCTCGTCGGCCATGCCGCCGAGACGGTCGCGGTCCACCAGCAGCGGATCCGTGAACGGGACATGCTTCGACGTCGTCCACGTCATGCCCAGAACGTCGGGGATGACGCCGGACACGACCGCGTTGTTGTTCTCCTGCGGCAGCATGCGCGACTTGATCAGGTACGCGGCCACCTTGGCGAACTGGATCGGCTTCAGCACCACGGTGCCGAGGTCGTAGGCCATGTCCTCGTACTTGTCCTCCTGCGTCGCCTTCGCGAGCAGGACGCCCTCGACGATGCCCTCCCCCGTCGCCCACGGCGTGGCCGTGGAGTCGTAGGTGTCGGTCACCTTCGAGCCGATCACCGACAGTGCGACCGAGTCGACGTGGCGGATCAGGGTATTCCCGAGGCCTGCGAGGACCCGGTTCACCGGATCCATGAGGAAGCGGGCGATGGCCTCGTCAGTGATCTCCGAGTCCTGGCCCCACTTGGTGACCTTGGCTGCAGCCAGTTCGCCGCCGGTCATGACGGTCATGGGGTACTCGCCGCCCGCGGCGATCGCTTCGGGGTCGTCGGCGGCGAAGATCGGCTCGCCGGTCGGGTACATGACTCCGCCGCCGGTGGCGACGTAGCGGCCGGCGAGCAGGTAGTCCGCGATGAACTTCTGGCTCAGGATGTCGGCGAGTCGGCGCGCCACGAGGGCGGGCGACTGCATGAGGCGGTGGATCTGCTCCGCGGTCAGCTGGTCGCCAGAGACCGGGATGGTCGGATATGTGTACATGCTGCTCCTCAGCGGTTCATCTGGACCTCGACCCGAGCGCCGGCCGTGGCGGCGGTCAGGGCGAGACCGATCGGGGCGGTGGTGCCGGTGGCGGCCTGGCCGTTGGCGGCGGCCTGGACCTGGTCGCCGGCGGCGATGGCGGCGGATGCGACGGGCCGCTGAACGCCGCCGGAGTGGACAAGCACGCGATCTCCGACCTTGCAGTCGAAGGCCGCCACGCCGACGACCTTGGTGGACGCCGCAGCAGCCACACCGACCGAGCGCGGGCCGGTCAGCTCGACGAGCTGACCGCCGGTGAGCGCGGTGGTCGCGTTGAACGAGACCGCCTCGCCGGGCTTGAAACGGGGCAGGTAGTCACCCATGGGTCAGTCCTCCTTCGTGGCCGGGGCACCCCAGGCCTTGCTGTAGAGCTGGTCGTCGTCGCTGGCCTGGTCGACCCCGCCGGTGAACCCGGCCGGGGCGGTCGGGATGGTGCCCTTGGGCAGGTTGGCGAGGACGTCGGCCGCGCCGGGGTCGGCAGTGAGCTGCGCGACCCAGTGGTCCTTGCGGGCCGGGGGGATGCGGCCGTCGGCGACGGCCGCATTGACGTTGGCCTCGCGCTCCTGGGAGAGCTGCTGCGCACGCGCAGCCTCCCCCTGCGCGGCCTTGGCCTGCAGGTCGGCGAGAGTGGCCTCGTCGATCACAGTCGTGCCCGGGACGGGCGTGGTGGTCTCGGCGCGCTCCGCGAGAGCCTCGTCGAGAGCGGCCATGAGGCCGGCCTCGTCGATGTCGACATCGGCCTTGATGCCGAGCCGCTCACGGAGACCCGAGGTGATGGTGTCCGACATGTCGGATCCTTCCTGATGGGTTGCGGATTCCGCCGGCTCGGCCGGAGGTTCTTGGGCGCGGGTCGTGGCCCGCGTGAAGGTGGGCGCGGGCGCGTTGTCCCGGCCGGCGTGCGCGAATGCGCGCAGGTCGTACTTGGCCTTGGCCTCGGCGCCGTCGACCTCGCGGTCGACGCGGGTTGCGAGCCCGGCGGCCACGGCCTCGTCGGCGGTGTACCAGGTCTCGGCCCGCATGACGTCGCGCCACTCGGCGGCACTGCCTCCAGCGGCTTCGGCGTAGATGGCCGCCATGTCATCGGACAGCTTGTCGAGCTGTGCAGCCATCGCGTGCATATCCTCGGCCGGACCCACGCACAGGCCCCACGCGTCATGGATCATGAACTCGGCGCCACGGGCCATGATGATCTCGTCGCCGGAGAGGGCAACGATCGTCGCTGCGGAGGCACACAGCCCGTCGACGTGCACGGTGACGGCCGCGCTGTTGCGGCGCAGGGCGTTGCCGATGGCGATGCCATCGAACGCGATCCCGCCAGGAGAGTTGATGTACACGTCGATGTCGGCGACGTCGAGTGCGTCAATCTCCTTGACCAGCGCGGTCGTGTCGACGCCGAACCACGGGTCGCCGATGACGTCGTAGAGGTAGATCGACGCCCGGCCCTCAGCCAGTGCCATCGGCGATCGGGGGGAGCGCGCCTGCGGGCGCAGGAGCTTCGCGAAATCCATGGTCATCCTTCCGTCGAGGACGGGTCGGGGCGGGTGCCGGTGAGGGCAGGCAGGCCGTAGGTGTTGCGGATCCACGTCTCGGTGTTGTCGTCGACGGTCAGAGCGCCGCAGGAGACGAGCTGATAGAGCGCTTCGGCGGTGGCCGGGTGGCGTGCGCCGATCTCGTCGTGGACTATGCGGGGCGCGCGCTCACCGGACCCCCAGTTGATGTCGACGAGGTCTTCGACGATGTGCTGGGTGGCCACATCGGCGATGTCCTGCGCGAGTGTCTGCAGTGACAGCGTGAAGAAGTCGGCGAACGTCGAACCGAGCGCCCACGAGCCGGTCTCGGTGCCCAAGTTGAGAAAGTGGGCGAGGACGGCACGGGCGATCTGCTCGTCGTAGTAGCGGATCACCGGATCGGCATCAGGGATCCGGCCTTCGACGCCCCGCAGAATCATGTCCGCCCCGTTGGGGACCGCGCCGCCGGAGTTATCCCCAACGCGCCATGCCGATGCCATCTGCCGACCGGCCTCGAGCTCCTCAGTCTCGCGTTGGCGCGCCTCCTCGGTGTCGACACCCTCAGCAATGGGTGACGCCTTGTACAGCGGGATACCCATTCCGTTGCGTTCGATCGCCTGTGACTGCACTCGGAGGGCGCGATCCTTGAGCAACCAGAACTTGTAGGCCGGCCGCAGCAGGGACTGACCGAGCCAGTTCCCGCCCTCTCGCTCGTGGACGTACGCGACGAGCTGGTCGACGGGAATCCGCGCGTCCTTCTTCGCAAGGCCGCCGGACTGTTCGATCGCAACCAGCCCGCCGTCTGCCGCGACGTCGATCTTGGAGATCGTGCGCGGTGGCCGCCACCCCAGCTTGCGCAGCCGGTAGAAGCCCGATCCCGGGTCGAAGCGGTACACCTGCTCGAAGAACGAATGTCCGAAGGGCAGCATCAGCAGCGCAAGCCGCAAATGCTCGGACCACGAAAACCGGTCGCGACTCCGCACGAACTCCGGATCGATGGCAGGGTCCTGGCCTCGAATCGGGAGGCCAAGGTCTTCGGCGATCTGGGCGACCACATCCGGGCGTGCCCCGGCGGGATCCAGCCACCAGTTCGTGCGCCGGACCGGAAGCCACACGGCGCGGAGCACCGACATGACCTGAGCATCCTGGCGACGCATCGTGTCGTAGACGGCCACGGACTTCGGCCATTGCAGCTCTGGCGTCGTCTCGGGATCCGGGGCGGCCCACCACGCGCTCGAGGCGTGCTGGTAACCGAGCTCACGCAAGGCCTTCGGTGCCGTCATGCACGCCTCCCTTCAGGTCAGAATCCGATCGATGCCACGTCAATGCCCGACGAGGCGCGTGAGAACTGCTGCGGAGGCGTCGCTGGTGGCGGCGGTGGCTTCGATGGGCGGGTGGCCTGCCAGAGCGCCAGAACAGCGGCCTCGATCATGGTGATGTCGCCCGATGACTTGCGCCGGCCGAGAACGGTGCGGTCCCCCACGGCCCTCGTGGTGGCGACGGAGACGGCATCCTCGAGCTCGGGGAACCCCGCGTGGACAATCTCCTTGGCGCCGACGGCGCGGACCATGTCGGCGTATGCGTCGGCACAGTCACCCAAGTTCGCCTCGACGACACGTACGCCTCGACGACGTAGGGGGGCGATCAGATTGGCAGCGGGACCGCCGGAGTCGATGACGACCGGGATGCCGGACGGCGCCGCGGCCTGAAGCGCCCGCAAGTCTGCATCGTGTCCGGCGGGAAGGATTGCCCAGCGATCACCGAGCCGCCCCACTCCGCACAGGGAGCCGGCGGACTGCTCCGGCGTCACCGCCAGGGCGAACGCGATCGGCTCGACCGAGGTAGGGACCTCGCCGCGGCATGCGATCCAGCGACCCTCGCCGAACAGCTCGTCGGCGCCGGCCTCCTCCCACCAACCCAGACGCTCGCGCATCCACTCGTCAGGATCCTCCGCCTCCCGAAAGTCACGCATCTTTTCGACGGTCAGGCCCGTACCGTTTGCGCGATGCCGACCCAGCAACGTGTTCGCCTGCGCCATCAGCTCGGGGTCGTCCAGCGCGCAGCCAGGCTCATGCAATGGGTGGGACGGCTTGAAGTGCTGGCACTGCCGGTTCACCCGGCCGTGCCGGTCGAGGCATGGGCGTCGCTCCGCGCACCATTCGAAGTACGCCAGTCGTGAGGATGGCTTCGGCGAGCGGCCGCGGTCACGGATGTCGCGCAAGATCCTCGAGCGAGCCATTCCCGCCGACGAGCCGATCAGCAACTGCGGATCCGGAACGACCGTCAGGGTCGGATAGATCGAACCGGTGTGTTCGGGCTGCAGCGCGAACGCCTCGTCGAGGATGATCTTGTCGCCCGTCAGGCCGCGGGCGCCCGTCTTCGTCCGCGCCTTGAACTTCACCCGCCGCCCGTCGGCCAGTTCGATGTGCTCGTCACCCCGGCCGCCATGGATGCCGTTCGACGGGCCTCCCGCCAGCCGCTTGCGCAGCATCGGCGAGTTGGTCAGCAGAATCTCCACGTCCCGGAACGACTCGCGGGTGGTATCGAACTCATGCGCCGACCATGTGATGAGCTTCTCTTGCGTGATGAACAGCCAGCCGAGCAGGGCCATCTTCATCACGCCCGTCTTCAGGTTCTGCCGTGGGGCGACCACGCACGTCTCGAACGCCGCCGACTGCCAGACGGTCTCGCCGTTGCTGTCCGTGCGTCCTGTCGGGCGCAGCGCGAACAGGGCGTCGAGGATGAGACGCTGCTCCGGGTCGGGACCGAAGCCGATCTGCTCGCACAGCGCCGCCACCTGCGGTCCGTCGGTGTGCTCGTAGTCCGGAATGGCACTGAATGCGGGCGCCTTGAATGCCCACTCGTCAGGCACGCCGCTGCCTCATCGGCACCACGTTGCCCTGTAGTTCGTCCAGCGCGTCCGCCTCCGGTGCGATGTCAACGAGAAGGCTCGTCATCAACCGATCCAACTCTCGGGACAGAGCCGCCAGTTGCGAGCCGTTCTCCATCGGCGAGAAGTCGCTCATCCGGCGGGCGATGATGACCGCCTGCTGGCCGGCGTAGGTCTGTAGCTTGCCCGCGGCCTCGAGCTGGCGGGCGGTCACCCCGAGCAGGCCCTCGCTGACAGACGCGGGCCGCTCGGGGAGCTTCGCGACCACCTCGGCGACCTGGTGCCCACGCTTACGCTCCACGGACGCCCTCGACCGGCACGAACTCGAGCAGTAGCGTGCCGTCGGGCGCTGTGCCGGGAAGGACTTGCCGCAATGGGTGCAGTCGCGATCCATCATGGGCACCTCCCAGGATGATCGGCCCCCTTGCAAGCGCTAGATGGGTTGTCCTCGGGGGGTAAATGACGGCCGCGGGTCAAGGAGACACGCGGGTGTTGCTGGATTTTTCGAGGCCTCCGTCACTGGAGGACGAGCTCGCCGTTCTCCCTCGATGTGAGCATCGGCCAGATCGCCTCGAGGATTCCTCGGTCATCTCGATAGGGGCCGTCGAGGTAGACCACGTCGGCGACCGTGCCGCGCAGGCCTTCCCGCTGCGGCGACCGGAAGAGCACCGTTCCGCCGTTGGGGAACTCGATGGCCTGCCGACCGTTCACCCGGATCGGCTTCGCTCCGGTGCTGTCTGGGAGGGCGTCGAGGCAGGCGCGGAAGGCGTTCTCCGCCTCCTTGATGAGTCCGAGGTAGGCGACTCGCCTGCCTCGCATCGCGTCGTTGACCATGCCCTCGATGACGTAGCGGTTGGTCATGGTGCCCCCCAGGTTCGGTAGATCGGCGTGACGTGTGGCGCGTGGGCCCGGCGCCCACCGTCGGCTCGGTTGCAGTCCTGGTGCTCTGGCCCGGTGTACGAGGTTCGATCCGGCGTATGGCCGAGGTCCCACGCTCGCCCAGTGATGGGCTGACCTGGGTGGAGACAGGTGGTCGCATGGCACAGGACTCGGGTGCCGGCATCGATGCGTCGCTGCCAATCGGCCTTGAGCAGCTGATGGGTGCTGCCGTAACCGCGGTCGGTGGTGGACCCGGGTCGAGGCATCATGGCCCCCTAGACTCACGTCATGGACGATCAGCAGAAGAATCTGCGGCGCGCTCACCGGGCGGCGGGAGTAGCGCAGCTTGCGTTCGGATGCCAACTCGCGTTGTACGGAGTGATCGCGCTGGTGGCGATCATCGTCGGCGTGATCGTGTGGTCGATGCTTCGCTAGGCCACTCGGACCAGGGCATGACGATGCGCTCGGTTGTCAGGGTAGCAGATCGAAATCACAGTGGTGTGATTTCATGCGGACTCACGGCGCGCCACCGCTTCGGCGATGTCGGGTGATGCGAGCAGGAGCACATCCCATGGCCAGAACCAGGACTCTCGTGATCCAGCCGGCGTCTCGGCGCAGGTGATCTTGCGGCGCCGCTTCCACTGCCACAGCCGAGGCGCGGTGACCCCGAGGTGGGAGAACTCGCTGACGATCAGCGACGTCGGCATGGGCGAGCGCCTGCGGTAGCGGGACTCGAGATCGGTGCGCTCGGTGTGCCTGCAGTCAACGCACTCGAGTACCGAGCCGGACCAGGTCAGCACCATCGACCCGGCGCACCGCGGGCAGGCGTACGCCGGCTCACGGCGAAGCCTCGCCGCCGAGCGGAGGGCCGCATGGATCTCACGCACCTCGGACTCGATCCAGTCCATGTCGGCCAGATCGAGGACGAGCTGGGCCTCGCTCCACACGTTCGCCAGCCAGGACGCCTCGGTGCGCCATGCCAGCTCTCCGCAGGGCTGCGGGTGGCGCTGGCGAGCCTCGACATCGAGGGACTGCCACACCAGTCGTGAGCACTCACCCAGGCGGATGAGGGGAGCGCTCGAGTGGTCCTCGTCGCGGTGGTCATGGGTTCGGAGCAGGTCGAGGACGCCCAGGTCGATCGGCGGTCGGGATCCAGGGACCCGCGGGGTGCGCCCGACCTCATCGCCCGGATTGGGTGCACCGATGGTGAGCACCACCTGGGCCACGAGGTCGGGGATCTGCTCGAGCCGCTCCCTGGTGGTGCGAGCCGGGCTCTCGTCGAAGTCGAAGGTGGGCCGCTGTCTCGACGGCTCGGGCGGCTCGACGCACCAGCCGCCGTCGTCCTCCCAGCGGCACAGCTCGGACTCGTCGGTCATGGGGTCTCCTCGGGGAGTCGGGACGGGATGGTGGGGGTGACTTCGGGTTGGTGGCACCGGTGCTCGGGGAGGAGGTCACCGCGGTCGGTGAGGCCGGTGAGGGGTGGTTGGTGGCGTGGGCGGAGGACGTAGCGGGTGGGGTCGGTGATGGCCTGGGTGAGCCAGTAGGTGGGTCGGTCGAGTTGGTCGGCGGTGGCTTCGCTGATGGGGGTGGGGTCGACCTGGATGCGCGGGCCGGGCTGTGCGGGGTTCCAGCCGGTGATGAGGGGTGGGGCGTACCAGGTGGTCCAGCCGCAGTTGAGGCAGGTGTTGGGTCGGGCGTGCCAGGGCATGGGGCGGGGTCGTGCGTGGGTGAGGAGGTGGTGGTGTTGGCGGTCCATGGCTAGGGCCTCGTGAGGGGGTAGGACGGGTTAGGACAAATCGGGGGGTTAGGACCGGCCGTACGAAGATGTGAGCCTCGCGCGGATACAGGAAAGACAATTTTTCTCATAAATACTAGTGAGAGGCTGTTTCTCATCTTTGCGGTAGGAAAGATGAGAGACGAATGTGCTGAGAGGGTTAGGACCGTCCTAACCCGTCCTAACCCCTTGGGCTCAGCGGTGGCTGCGCACATAGGTCACCTCCTGACCGCCTGCATTTCGGGTCTCGATCTCGATCGCGTGCGCATCCCGCAGGCGGTCGAGCACCTCGTCATACAGCGGCCGAAGATCGCCCCGCAGACTGTTCTGCAGCCGCCCCTGGCTGAGCCAGTCGTCGGCCTTGTCGAGCCGCCTCAGGAGCTGCTTGGCGGCCCGGTCGACCTGCAGCTCCGCGCGGGTGTTGTCGATGACGTCGGCGCGGCGGGCGTCACGTTCGGCCCGGCGCTGGTCGGCCTCACGACTGCTGCGCGTGAGGGTGGCCTGGACGTTCGCGCGGGTCCAGTCGGACATCGCCATGACGTGACCGGCGAGCTCCCAGTCCTCCAGGCTCATCTCCTGCCGGTCGTCGAGGAGGGCGAGAGCCTGGGCGACCTTCTCGCGAGCGAACAGGGAGTGGCCGTCGAGGGCGTCCCCCTGACCGCGGGCTCGGGCGACGTGGGCCTCGCGGATGGTGGTGGCGACCTGGTCAGGGACGGTGAGTTGGTAGCGGCCGTCGGTGTCGCGGGTGGTGCCGAGCTCGGGGCGCCAGGTCCAGCCGCGGACGTTCCAGGGCGGGGGCGCCTCGTCGGGCTCGGGGTTGATCGTGGGGTCGGTGGCGGGGAGCCAGATGAAGCGCTGCGGGGTGCCGCCGTCGGCGTCATTGAGCAGAGTGTGGGCGCGGCCGGGCTGGACGCCCACGATCAGGCCGAGGCGGTAGGTGTGGCGGTCGATGATGAGGCGTTTCTGGGCGTCGGCGTACCCGAAGCCGAGGGTTTCGCCGGAGAAAGCTGAGCGGAGCTGGGGCATGAGGGTGGAGCCCTGGCGGGCATTGAGGCCGCCGAGGGTGTCGATCTCAGGGACGGAGAAGACGACGGATTGGCGGACGGTCTCCTGCGCACCACCACGGACGCGCTTGGCGTACTGGTGGGCAATGCCCTCGCCGGAGCCCACAGTGGCGGTGTAGACCTCGTGGGGTTGGCGTACGCCGTCGGTGGCGGCGGCCTCGGTGGCGCCCTTGCCGACACCGGAGGGCCCCACGATCGCGAGGAACAGGTTGAGGCTGCCGGGGCCGCCGATCAGGGGCGGGAGGACCACGTGGGGTGGGATGCAGGCGAGGGTGCGGATGAGGGTGACACCGAGCATGGACCAGGGGCTGGTGAGGCGGGCGTGGGCGAACGCACGGATGTGCTGGAGGACGGGTCTGGAGTCCCAGAACGGGTCCTGGTCGGTGGCGGCGGGTGCGGCCGCTTCGGCGTGCAGTTCCTCGGCGGACACTTCGGTGACGGTCCAACCCTCGGGGAGCTGCTCGACCTGACGCGGTCCGGAGCGATGGCCGCCGCGGAGTCCGGAGTTGAGGGTGCGTTGGATCTCGATGTCGGTGAGGCCGGCTTGGCGGGCTGCGTTGGTGAGGTGGGTGCGCGCGTCCTGCTCGCCGAGGTGGCCGGCCGCGATGAGTTGGCCGATGTTGAACGCGGCGATGTTGAGCGTGTGGTTGCGCCCCCCTTCAGGGGTGCTGGCTAGTTCGGCGCATTCGAGGGCGAGGGCCTTCTGGGCGTAGGCGGTGGCTTCGCCGGGTGGTTGAAGTGGGCCAGCTGGGGTGGGGCGGCGGGCTGGTGGTTGTTGCCAGAGGTCGTTCCAGCTGGTGGTCACGTGGGCTCCTTGGTGGGGCTTGGGCAGGCGGACATCGGGGGCCTGCCGTCAGGGGCCTGCTGACGCTTCCCAGTCGGCGCAGGCGGGCCAGCCGGCTCGACAGTCGGTGCCCGGTCCACTGGTGATCGGGACAAGGTCACACTTCGGGTACGGCCTGGCGTGGCCGCCGACCTGGACGCGGTGGGCACATGTGCCGCACGTCTCCCCGGGCTCGGCCAACGCACGGTCTCTGAGCGGGTGAATCCCGATCGCAATTCGCTGCGTGGCCTTCTCGCGGCGCTTGAGGTTCTGCCGGGCGCTCGCTGATAGTCCGGCGTACGGATCTGGTGGTGGCGATTGCGGCTGGTAGGCCCCGTCGAAAAGATCGCTCACGATGCCTCCTCAAACAGCGAGTCCTGTCCCGGCCGGCCGGCGCGTGCTTCATCGTCGAGCCGTCGTCGCAACTCCTCGGCGCGCTCGTTCAGCCCTCGCCACATCGCCATGAGAGACTCGGCCGACCTGCGGGCGTACATGCACGAGTCATCCGCGGCCCGCAGGAGCTCGAGCTTCACCTGTGGGTCGTCCTGCCGCTCGGCCATCTCGATCTGCTCGATTGCCTTCTTGAGGCGAGCGATGGGGAGTGTCTGGTGTACGTACTCGGGTAGCGGTTCGCTCATGCCGCCCCCAGTGCGTCAGCGACCACAGACACCAGGTCGCGGGCAGCGGGTGGGGTGACCGCGTTCCCGGCGAGCTTCACACGCTCCCGCTTGGTGCCAGCCCACTGGTAGTCGCCGGGGAATGCCATACCGGCAGCGATCTCGGACGGCTCCAGCATCCGGAACCGGCACGCCATCACGTCGTCGTCGGTGACCACCTGGACGTCGCGGCGCTCACCGTCCATGACCGCCTTCGTCGTCGCTGTGGTCAGTGTCGGCATCGGCTCGGACGCGGGCCGCGCTCGATTGGCGTGGTTGTTGTCCATGACCAGGGCGTACCGGTCGACGGTGGTCAGGGTGCCGATCGGATACTCGGTCGGCTTCGCGGTCTCGCTCGCGGAGTAGTACGGCACGAGCAGGCCGGTCTCGCTGCGGGTCGTCTGCGTCCTCATCGGCTCGTGGGATGAGCTGGCGCGCTTGCCGTCCCGGCCTTCGACCGGAATCAGGAGCGCCTTCGTGGTCTCGTTCGCGGTGATCGTGCTCAATGGCGATTCGAGATCCCGGACTCGGTACTCACCGCGCCGATCCAGGATGAAGGGAATGGCCAGCCCCTTGGTCGGCGCAGTGTGCAGCGTCCGTAGCGGTTCGCCGACGGGCCATGCTCGCAGGTAGCCGGTCGGGCTGCCGTGCTGGCGGTGCTTCGGGTCCATCGAGTCGTACTGATTGCCGCCGGCCTCGAGGTGGACCGGCCCGCCGTAGCGACGGAGCCCTTCGCGGATGCGCGCCATCGTCTTCGGCGACAGGGGTCTGGCACGGTCCGCGATCCGTTCGGCGGGAAGGCTCCAGTCGATGGCATGGGAGGCGGGCAGCCAGCCAGGCTCGACGACATTGCCGCATCGGCCGCAGGCGTAGACGTACTGGGCTCGGTAGCGGCCGACAATGCGGCCGGGCTTCCATGCCTGCTGGGATTCCACCACAGCCTCACAGCGGCTACACCAGGCCGGCGGGCGGAGTGCCCGGTCGATGTCGGGCGCCTTCTCCCCCTTGGGCCACGCGACGATGTAGAGGCGGTCGCGTGACTGGGGTGCGGGCAGGCCGCCGAGCTGGGCGTGCATCGAGTTGAGTGACACGACCCGGAAGGCGTACCCGAGCTTGTCGAGCCCGCGGCGCCACGCGGACCAGGCGGCCGCGTACTTCGGTTGGGTGGCGATGTCGACGACGTTCTCGACCATGACCATCCGGTAGCGGTGGTGCTCGACGAAGCGGAGCACGTCGAACATGAGCAGGCGGGAGCGGTTGATCTCTTCCTGTTCAGCGGTTTCGAGGTCGGTGGGGATGTCGTCGAACAGAGTCGGGTCGCCACCCATCTCCCGTGACAGGGCCTTGGCTTTGCTGTTGGCCAGGCTCCACTTGGTGCATTCCGGGCTGGCCCAGAGGATGTCGGTGCGGGGGAAGTTGCGCGGATCCTCCATGTGCAGGTCGACGCAGGCGTGGTCGGTGGTCGGGTGGTTGGAGTTGTGCACATCGACGGCAAGTTGCCAGTGGTTGGCGGCGAGCGCGACTTCGACGCCGGGCACGGCGATCGCCCCGGTGCTCGACCCACCCGCGCCAGCGAAGATGTCTGTCAGGGTGAGGCTCATCGGTCACCCCGCTGGGCGTGGAGTGGGCTGTGGCGGTCGACGAGCTGGTCGGAGTCAAGGCGATCACCCTGGGCGTTGGTCCAGTCGGTGACGCCGCCCCGGGTGTCCATGTAGTGCCAGGTGTGCCCGTTCTGGTCGGCGAGGTCGGGCATGGCCCGGGTCCACTGGTTGAGTTCGGCTTCGGTGAGTGGGTGGGGCATGGGGCAGCGGAGTTTGTGGTCCAGGTCGAGCACGCCGGAGCAGGTGATGGGTGTGGACTCGGGGTCGGCGTCGGGTTGGGTGAGCACGTCGGCGAGGCGGTTGATGGCGTCGGCGATGGCGAGTCCGGTGTAGATGAGCGCTGCGGTGTCCTCGCTGGTGTGCATCTGCAGCGCGTGGCGGGCATGGTCAGTCACGGGGTCGTGGTTACTCATCGCGCACCCCCTAGGCCGAGCACCCGAGCGGCACGCTCGACGGCATCCCAGGCGGTCCGGTCGCCGTTGTGCAGGTCAGGGTGCGATCGTCGGCGAGCCTCTTTCCAGCGCGCCATCAGTGATTGAGCAGACTCGCCCGGTGTGACCTCGACACCGGACCAGTAGCTCAGGACGCTGTACGCGTCGAGGCGATCAAGTGGTGCATCAACCGCGCCCGCGGTGATCTCGCGGTAGCCCTTGTACTGCTGGCCGGCCACGGCGTTGATGGCGTACCGGTCGACAGCGCGGAGCGCTTCGAGGCCGAGCGCGATCGAGCGGACGTTGTGCTGCCAGTAGGAGCAGCTGTCGCACTGGTAGGTCAGCGGCCCGTGCCTGGAGTCGAACAGCATGCGCACGCCAGGATCGGTGGGGGCGGCGTTGGCGCGGAGCTGGCCGTCGTTGCGAATGTCGCGATCGCGGACATCGACCTGCAGCACCACCTCGGTCGCGTCGAGCTGACCGAGCTCCCGCTCGAGAAGGTCGAGCGTGGACGACCATGTCGCCTTGAAGGTGTGCCGGGAACGTCGGCTGAAGTGGTCGGTGCGGGGGCCGTCCCATCCGGTGATGGGGCGTACGGTGTACCTCAGCATCACTTTACCCCTCGCGCTTCGAGGGCCCTTGCAGTGGCCTCGATTAACTCCTCCTCGGCGACGGCCCCACACTCTCGCCACCACCGCGCTTCAGCAGGAGCCCAGCTCGGCAGTTTCACCACCACGTATCCCTCGGGGCAGTCGCGGCGGACTGCCGACACCTTCCGCTCCTCGTCGTCACTGAGCGGCACACGCCACGGTTCCCCCGGAGCGATGCGTTGCAGCTCGCGATCGATGTACCAGCGCGCCTTGCGGAGATCCTCGACGGCGTCGCCCTTGAGGTCAGCGCGCCAGATGTACTTGACGGCGTTACCCAGGCTGAAGCCCATGTGTTCGGTGATCTGGATGCACTCGACCCCGGATGGGTGCGCGGTGTAGTGCGGCGGGTGGTCCACGTTGTTGCTCATCGGTCCTCCTCGATGTAGGCGGAGCAGGTGCAGGCACGGCAGGCGCCGGGGTAATGGCCGGGGCGGTCCTCGTGCTCCTCGGGCAGGTGCTGGCAGGCGCACAGGCACAGGTGGGTCGCGAATTCCGATTCGCTCCACCAGCGGTCTCCGCAACCGGAGCAGATGTACGGGATCATCGAGACCTCCTCATGCCGGCACCAGTCCCAACGCTGCGAGCACCGCGTACACCACCACGCCGGCCAGGAACGCGAACGCGAGATAGGCGACCCAGTCCCGGATAGCGCGGTCCGGCCGCTGCGGGAATCGGTCAGGCATCATCGGTCTCCTTCCTCGACAGCACTTCCGACGATTGCGAGCCACGCCAGCGGCGTGCTCCAGGCCGCAGCAACCACCGCGGCACCCAGGACGATGTGGCGAAATCTGACGGCACCGCCCCGTACCTGTTCAACCGGATGCAGGGTGGTCATGAGCGCGTCCAGAAGTCGGGGCTGTCCGGGGCGGGCAGCATGTCGCTGAGGGGATGGGCGGTGATGGCGTCGACCTCGGTGTCGTACCAAGGCACGTCGGGGTAGAGCTTCCTCAGCCGGGCATAGGCGACGGCGTGACGGGCCAGATCATCGGGATTGTCGGCAATGAGGGCGAGGAGTCGTGCCTTGGAGGCGCGGAATCCCCGGGAGCCGACAGTGCAGACCCCGTAGCCCTCGATAATTCCCGACACCATGAGGTCGTGGGTGATTCCCTCGCTGTAGTAGTCGTTGCGCCCGTCGAAGTAGGCATAGAAGCCGCACGTGCAATCCATGCCAGCCAGCTGATGCGGGGGCTCTGGCAGGTCGAGTTCCGGCTCGGGTCGCTCCCACAACACCTTTTCGTCGTCGGTGCGGGTCTTCTCTTCGGCGGGTGAACCTGTGATTCCGCTCAGTCGGATCGAGGCGAGGGGGTTAAAGATGGTGGTTAAGTTGAACATGGCCAGGCTGTCGTCACGCGGGACGCACTCGGCCTCGTTGACACCCGGGTGCCACACCCGCTGATACCGCACCCCCGTCAGACGGCCGAGCCCGTCCACCCGGAAGGCGCGAAGGCCGACCAGGGAGCCGGCGGCGAACGGTCGTTCCGAGAAGCGGCGGTCACTCATGCCGGCACCTCCTCGGGCAGGGGACCGGGTGCGGGCTCGACGGGCGCTTCGATCGGGAACGGCTCGTACTCGATCTCGCGCTGGTCCTCGCCGATGTCGCCGGCGGTGATGATGCGATGGGTCATTGATTTCTCCTGTTGTCGTAGAGAGGAGCGCGGGCAGTGTCGGGGTGCTCGTCATCACGCCGAGCGCCCACTTGAGGGGGGGCGGCGAGCTCGGCATGATTGAGTCGGCCGGTCAGGAAGTTCGACACGTCGCTGCAGCCGCGCCCGCCGGGCGCCTCACGGTGGTCATCTCGCGCCACCCAGCGGCGGGCGCGTGAACCGATATCGGCCCTGGTAGCCGGTCTCGACGACGCGCGAGGGCGGAGCGAGGACATAACCGCCGATACCGCGGTAGTCGACGTGGGGCAGCATGTTCGCCCGATTCCCACGGCCCGATACCGGCACCCACAGGTGCCAGCCACCCGGCCGCGGGGTCTTCACCACCGCCACCACCTCGGGCCGGTCGGCGAGCTCCCCCCATGCATGGATCGCCTCGGGGCCGTCGAGGTCGACCACATCCATGCGATGGCCGGTGGCCAGCGCCACGTTGGCGTCAGGGCATCGGGTCCACCAGTCAGTGATCTGGGCGGGGTCGAGGGTGGCCTGCTTGAAACCGCTGCGAGTCATGGGCTGCTTGTCGCGGGGATTTCCCGCGTGGTCGCGGGTTCCGGGTGGCCAGCAGGGGAAGACGGGAATGCCTTGCTGGGCATACCAGAGGGCTGAGGCGCCGAGGGGGGTGACCGGCTGGACCGGCTGCAGGTGTTGCAGTCGGTCCAGCTCGGCGGTGAGCGCATCAACCGTGCCCCAGTCGTCGGCGCGCATGGCATCGACGATCCGGGTCTCGGTGTTGGCGATCGTGGCGGTCATGGCTCAGGTCCGGCTCAGAAGGGGGGTTCGGCGGTCTGGTTGCCGCCCCACGGGTTGGACTGGGCCGGCGCCTGCTGGAACTGCTGCTGCGGGGCAGGGGTCTGCTGCTGGAACGTCTGCTGAGGCGGCGCCTGTTGGAACTGCTGCTGCGGAGCCTGGGCGGGAGCCTGCTGGGCGCTGCGACCGGCCCCGCGGGCCACCTTCATGTCGAACAGCTTCACCGTGCCCTTGTCGACCTTCTCGAACCCGGCCAGGGTGATCTTCACCATGTCACCGGCCTCGACGTTGGCGAACTTCACCGCCCGCTTCAGGTTCGCGAGGCCGCAGTTCAGGACGACGAGATCGCCGGCCTGGTAGTCGCTGCGGTTGCCCGCCTTGTCGAACGAGGCCGCGGGGGCGGTGAGTTCGACGGTGAGTCGGGGGCAGACCTCGTTGTTGAAGTCGGTTCCTCCGGCGGGGCTGTACTCGATGACCGTACCGGTGACGTGCTGTCCCTGCTGGTCGCCCCAGCCGACAAAGCTGCCGCGGGGGACCTCGATGGTTTCCCAAGTCGGTTCTGACATTCTCTGTTCCTTCTTTCTGGGTTGGGTTTCAGGAAGCTCTGATGTGCGCCAGTTGCGCCTGGTCTCCGGCGATGTCCTCGAGGCGGACCTTGGCCTCGGCCGTGTGCCGTTCGGTCCAGCTGCCCGCCTTCGCGGCGGTCTCCCACAGACCGATCAGGGCTTCGCGGGTGCGGCAATGGCGGATTCCCTGTGAGATCGCCTCGGGCGTGGGGGCGGGGTAGTCGACGACCATGCCGTCGAGCACGTCACCCTGACTGAGGGTCTGGTTGTACGCCTCGGCCTCAGCGGCGAGGGTGGCCTGGCCGGCGATCGCCACTTCGAACGAGGTGTCGATGTTCTTCTGCTGTCGCCAGTCCTTCACCCACGCCGCGACCTGGCACGCCTTCCAGCCGGCGTCGAGGTTCACCTGCCGCAACGTGACCTCGAAGCTGACAGGGTTGAGCGCGATGACCACACCGATGTCGGTCCGCAGATCCGGCACCGCGGCGCGGACACCGGTCTCGTGGTTGTAGAGGACCGACCGCGAGTAGCCGGCCAGTTGCATGGCAACCTCACGCATCCCGAATCGGAGCGTGGAGGCACCGGTCTTGAGGTCCACGATCACCAACCCGTCCACGCCGGGAATGCGCGCGATCCGGTCCGGCGTGCCAGCGACGCGGTACTCGTCGAGCACCATCAGCTGCTCGATGTGCACCCACTCCCAACCCTTGGTGGCCGCGATGTAGCGCTGCATCGCCTGGTCGAGGTCGGCGGGCATGGGGCCGAGGTCCTTCCCCTCGTCGCACCGCTGGGTCAGGGAATGCCAGGTGGTGCCGATGGTGGCCTTCGCCGATGACGACGCGGCATCCATCGCCGCCTGCACCAACTCATCGACCGCGCCCTTGGAACGCTTCTCCTCCTCACAATCCCCGTACCGGTTCAACGGCGACCCGCACACGCACTGTGAGGTCCCACTTGCCGAGGGCTGGCCGGGGCCGTGAATGGTGGTCAGGACCGGGATGTGGGGGGTGAGGCCGAACAGGAGGTCCTGCTGGCGTGCGGCGAGGCCGACTCCCACCATCCGCTTGCCCCACTTCTCCAGCTGCGCCCGATCCTCGAGCACCTTGATGAAGGTGGTCATGCGCTGGTATGCGGTCCGCTTCCCGCCGTCGGGCGGGGTGATGTACGGCCTCGACCAGCGATCGCGGGGCACCTCCGACACCGGGGGCACCCATACCTGCTCGACAGGGTCTGTGGCGGTCACGGAGATCAGCCCTCCCCGTACAGCACCGGCACGGGTACCCCGGCCGCGACCGTCTCGACGATCCCGTCGAACGCATCCTCGACCGCCTTCTCCGGCTCAGTCAGGCGAACACCGAGACGCAGCAACCCCTCCTCGAGGTGGTACCGGAACCGGGCCGTCACGGCGACCGGCTCGGAGCCCTGGAACGGCCGCAGCACGAGGGTGAGCTCACCCGGGATCTTCAGCGCCCCCTTCTGCCCAGCCTTCGCCTCCACCGTCTCCTCGTACTGGAACTGGCGCTGGCCGTTCGCGAGGATCTGCTGACTCTTGAACGCGACCTTGGTGTTGGCCTGCAGTGTCTGGCAGACGTCCAGCAGCTCGGCGCCGTCCGGCTGCCCGATGGTGGACAGGTGATCCTCGATGAACTGCGCGAACCGCACCTGCGGCAACAGTTGACCGTCGACCTCGCTCCACTCGGACCACTCACGGGAGTGCTTCAGCGTCAGCGTCGCGCTGTGCTTGCGCCACCCGCTGACGCCGTCGAGATGGGCAGTGATGGTGCGGCGATCGAGGTTCGCCCACACCTCCAGGGATCCATCGTTGAAGAGGTACTCCTCGCCGACCTTCTCGGGGTTGTCGTCAGTATTGCGCGCGAGGTGGTCGAGCAGGGACTGAGCGGTCGTCACGGTGACCTGGCGGTGCACCATGCGCGGGGCATCGGCTCGCTCGTCGGCGTGCCGGTCGGCGTAGCCGGGAGTCTCGATCAGCTCGATCCGGTCGCCGCGGAGCACGGCGTACAGGCCGCCGTCTTCGAGACGGCGCGGGAGGACGGCCTGCTGGGCGGTCTGCGTGAGGACCATGGCCGTCTGCGGTTCGGCGTCAACGGGGGTCTGGGTGTAGATGGTGTCGGTGTTGTTGGACATGAGTCAGTTCGCTTCCTGGGTGGGGAGATGGCGTACGCCGGGAATCTCTGGCTGGTTGGGATCGCGGCGAGTCGCGTTGCCGGACTGGTCGATGAAGAACGCGGTGGTCTGGCGGTTGTGCTCGGGGATCTTGGTCTTGATTTCGTCCTTGATCTCGATGCGGCCCACGCCGTCGAAACCGATGGACAGGGTGAAGGTCAGCGACCCGGCCTTCGCGGTCTCCTGCACCGCCTGCAGCAGGTCCCAGAAACGATCGGACAGCTCGCGATTGGTGGCACCCTCGGACAGGTCGCGGAGCACCTGATCGAACGGGCGAATGGCGGGATCATCGTTGACCTCGCCGGTGCGAGGGTTGATGTAGCGGCGCTCAGCCATGACGGGATTCCCTTCTGGGGTTGGCGAACTGGTTGCGGCGGGCGATCAACCCGAGGGTGAAGTCGCACAGCTCGGCGACCTCCTTGCGGCCGACCGGGCCGTTGAACATGGCGCGTTGCCGTAGTCGCTGGATTTCCTCGACGGTCACCGCGATCGCCTCCAATCGGTGATGAGTAGACCCGCGGCGTACGCGACGACCGGGAGCACGACGATGGTGAGGACGGCCCCGTTGAGCCAGGACAGGTCAGGCATCGATGACCTCGCAGGGGGTGTCGAGGGAGACTGCGTGCAACCTGCCCGTGTTGAGAACGAGGTGGCCGCCGTCGAGGCGAACCGAGCGCAGCATGCCGGCGAACGGCTCCCGACTCTTCGGCCGGACGAGGATGTTGGTGCCGAGGTGACGGACAGTCAGGTCTCCGCAACAGGCCACCCGGTCGTCGGGGTCGCGCGGTTCGTCGAGCCCCGGGGGCGCCAGGTCGAACGGCGGCTTGGGGTCCTGAGGGTCGGGCGGGGTGCTGGTGTCGTAGTCGGGGTCGAACGGCGGTTCGTCGACTCGGGTCTCGTGCGTGGTGGTCATCGAGGAGTCCTTTGCGGGATTGGGTTTTCGGTGGGTGGTGGGCGGTCCCGGAGCGGCCTTCCCCTGCGCGCTCCGGGACCGCCGGCTCAGAACGGACAGGCGTCCGGAATCGGCCAGTCGACCTTCGCCAGCCCCACGAGATGGGTGGCCGGGAGGCGGATGGCGTCGGGGTGGTCGAGGTGGTGGAGACCGATCTGGCGGAGCCAGAAGGCGTCCACCTGGTTGTCGTCGCGGCAGTCGATGCTGGCGCGCTGATAGAGCGCCATCCGCATGTCCGGCTTCGTCGCGTTCCCGCGGCCCGTGGCGAACTTCTTGAGCGCGGCGGGCGGAACGCGGACCGTGCTGATGTCAGCGTGGGTGAGGGCGGCGACGATCATCCACCACAGCCCGGCGCGGATGTGCTCGCCGCCCTGGCGTGACTGGCCGAACGAGGGCGCCTCGATCACCGCGACATCGGCACCGTCGGCGTGGGCGAGGATGCGGCCGGTGAGTGCCTCGATGCGGGCGAGCTCCTCGGGGAGACCGCCGGCGGTCGGGGTTGAGCGGAGGGTGATGAGATCACCGGCAGTGGTGCAGATACCGGTGGCGGTGAGGCTGGGATCGATCCCGATCACTGTGGCGCTCAACGTGCTCTCCAGCCGGTGTCGTCCCCGTTGCCAGTGAGAGCGATGAGCACCACGAGCAGGAGCAGTCCGGCAGTGATGGCGTAGCCGAGCTCGAAGGTGGTCACGCTGCAGCCCCTTTGTCGGTACTGCGGCGGCCGGAGCGGAAGGCCGCACGGATGACGCGGAGCTGCTGCTCGTTCGGTAGGGGTGCCGTCTGCAGGACCTGCTCGCGAATCTTGGCGCGCTGCTCGTCGGTGAGATCGGCCCGACGATCGTTGCCGGTAGGGTTGGTACTCACGGATCGGTCCTTTCGATCTGTCTGGCCCTCGCTGCTTCCACCAGCGGGGGCCTTCTTCTTGACTGGGGTCAGGCGGCCGTCGTCTTCTGAGTGACGGAAGGTCGCGTATCAGGCGACTTGTTGGGCGTGAATAGGGTGCCCTCGAGCACGTTCAACGCCTCCTCGATGCGACGGCCGACCTCCTGGGTGCAGGTGCGCCGGGTGGGATCGTTCAGCAGTTGCCAGATGAACTGGCGCGAGCAGCCGGCGTAGCGAGCCAGGCGGGCTTGACTGAAGTCCCGATCGTCCATGTACCTGCGGAGCAGGTTCGGGTCATTGAGTCGCATCCAGCGCCCCTTCGCTCGGCGTCGTCGCTTTCGGTGTTCCACCACTGTCCCCTCTCGGTTGACTGCTTGTCAAGTATCACACGACTAAGTGTCGTGCCACGATTGACGGAATGTCAAGTAATCACACTCTTGTCGTTCCCGTAGTCGCCCCACGGCGCGCCGTTGTGGGTGACCGAGGCTGCTTGACACAATCGACACGTCAAGCGGTCATGTCCCGGTTGACACGGCCGCCGATCCTCGCTGGCGGTCGACCTGGTCAAGTCGGAAGGTTGAGTTGTGCACGAGCTAGGGAAGTTCATCCAGGAGCTGATGGACGCCTCCCACATGACCCAGCCCGAGCTGGTGCGCAAGTCGGGACTCCAACGGCAGCACGTCCACAGCCTGCTCAAGAACGAAACGCTGGGTCGGATGCCGGAGGAGCGAACGATCGCCGGCCTGGCCAAGGCGTTCCCTCACATAGGCGAGGGGCCGTTCCTGACCAAAGCCGCGATCTCGATCGGAGTCCCGGTGGACAGGTTGACTGTCGTGGAACCGGACTATGCGCAGCTGTCGAACGAGGCACTGTTGGGCATTCTTCGGAACCGCCTGGAGCGAGGAGGGCAGAAGGATGCAGGCACAGCTGAGGCTGAGAAGACCACGGCGGCGATCCGGAGCCGCCGCGAGCGCTTCCTGCGCCACAACGGCGACAATCCGCTGATCCGGACCATCGAGAGTGACCTGGCGGACGCTGAGTCAACCGGCGACGCTGCCGAGCTGGAGCGCATCCTCGATCGACTGGATGCGCTGATGCTGGCCGAGGACCACGGCGAGCTGATCGACCAGTTCCGTCGGGCCCGCTTCGACATCATCCACGTCGACAAGGACGTGATCGTGCAGATCCGCCGCGGTGATCAGGTGCCGGCGGATCTGCTGCAGCAGTTGGCGGCGTACCAGACAGGGCTCGCGTCGGGGCGTGAGGAGCAGTTGCGGGGACAGGAGAAGACCGGCGAGGAGAACCAGGACGAGGAGGAGTGATGGCGAGCAGCTATCAGCTCGTGCCCTACATCGTGACATTCGGTGTCCCAAATCGTTCTGACGAGTTCCGACCTCTCAGCGACGTCGACGGCGGACAAACGTCTGCCCTCGATGCAGTGACAAAGGCGTATGCACTCATGCTGGACCGTGAGCGTGCGCATGATGAGAAGGGTTCCGACCAGACCATCACAATCAAGGCCGTCAGGCAGGGAGAGCTGTGCCTGCTGGTCGAAGCCACGTCAGGGACCAGGGGAATGTCTGGCGCCCTCCGCCTCTCCTCTGGTGGCAGGGTTCCTATCGGCCCTGACGACGTGACAGACCTGCCACTCCGTCATGTCTTCCTGTTTTCTCGAACCGGCAAGATCGGACTCCTCTTGGTGGAGAGATTCGGCAATCGAGGACTAACGACGCTCGTGACCCGCATGGTGAAGGAGATACTCCTCACACGCCTAGGGCTTCGTGTCGATATCAGACCAGCGATGTCTGAGCATGCTATGCAGCGCTGGGCGAGCCAGTCGAAGATCAAGGCGATCGTTCTACAACGCACATCGGTTCGTGAGGGCGCATCGTCACCGATCACCATGCTGCCTGAGTTCAGAGTGGCGATGCCGCGGCGCAAGTGGTGGCCCTGGGACCGATTCCGGGACCCTGAGGGGAAGGTTGACGCCAAGAAGCTGATCGCGGCACTGATGCCCGAAATCCCCCTGCACGCGGACTATCAAGATGCCGATCGCGCGGCGCAGCAACTCTTGGACGAGGGCTGGCGCGTCGCACTCGAGTTGCGCAAGGATCAGAAAACCCGTCAGTTCCATGTCGACACCCAGGCCGGAATCACACTGTCGTTTCCGGCAGGTCCCGAAGGCGTGGTTGGGCGAGCGGAGGAAGATGGGTTCAAGGCCGCATGCCAGGAGGCGGTCACCGAAATGAAGGCAGCCGGGATCGCAGATCTACTCGAGCCAAACGACTGCGATTGGTCGAGCGAGCCAGTGGATGTTGAGAACGGATTTGGAGGGGACTGGGGTGTCAGACCAACAGATTCCAAGCCTTCTACTGACCCCTAGGGATCAATTCCTCCAGTTGGGGGCTGATCGACGACGACATCTTCGTGCGTCGCAGGTACTCATGCCTCTGTTCGGAGCCGGCATAGGGATGGCCGCCTTCCGTTGGGGCATGAAGCTTGACAACGTGACGGGCATACTCACCATTCTGGCAATTGTGATCGGGCTTTGCTTCAGCATGGCCGTGACAATCTGGAACAAGAGCATCGACGCTCGAAGCACTGCCGGGCTGGCCACAGATGGTTACGCACTCACAGTTCTTGACAACACCAGAACCCACCTTGTCTTCACGGTGATGTACGGCGTCACTCTGGCTGCAGTGACGGTGCTCTACCAGATCTTCGCTGGCGTCCTCTCGGTATTTTGGGGCAAGGTCGCCTCAGCCGTGATCGTGGGGGGGTCTATCTACCTGCTCGCCTTGGTCCTACAGGCTCTCGGGTACTTCCAGAGGGTCTTCCACGTTCTGAAGCCCTGACCGTCAGTCGGCACGCTTACTCTTCCGGAGCATGGAGCTCACTACCACCCCGCACCCCTGGAACGAACTCCGCCAGCGCCCCCACATCACCCTCCACTGGGCCGAGTTGCCCCGCGGCGTCTGGGGCCTCACCGACGGCGTCTCCCGGATCTGGATGCACCGCCGGCTACTGCAGCGCGAACGGCGAGCCACCCTCGCCCACGAGCTCGAGCACATCCGCCGCGGTCACACCAGCTGCCAGCCACCCACCGTGGAGCGGCGCGTGCGGCACCACGCGGCGCGCTGGTTACTGCCCGACCTCGACCAGGTGCTCGACGAGGTGGTCTTCCATCGCGGCGATCTGGAGCACGTGGCCGAGGCGCTGTGGGTGGATCGACTCACCGTGCAGGCCCGGCTCGATCCGCTGCACACCCATCCGGCCGAGAAGGCCACCATCCGACGACGCCTCGAGGAGGACCCGTCTCACGAGTTGTGATTCCGTCACGGTTCGGTCACTGGGCGGTGCATGCGGCGGCTCGCGGGTGATGATTGATGCCCACTCACCCCCCAGGAGGTCCAGGACTCATGTACAAGACCCTGATCATCACCAGCGTCTGCGTTCTCGCCATGTCGGCCTGCAGTGGCGGCAATCAGGGTGCGCAGCCCGCCCCGGGGCCAACCAGCGGGGCCACCCAGCCCGGCCCGGCCTCCACGGCCCCGCGGTCGGAACCGTCAGGGTCCTACGACCCGAACGCTGGAGAGGGGCCCCCCGAGGAGATGCCGAGCTGGAAGGCCTCTGACGGCCCGGTCACCTTCGTCTGCGACAACGGCCCCCAGGGGGTGACCTACGAGTTCAGTCTTCCCACGGACGAGAATCACGAGGCCATCAAGAAGGTCGAGGCCCTGCGCAAGGAGGCCAAGCTCACCGGCAAGCCGTCATACGTCATGGTCAAGATCGATGCCACCCATGGCGTGAGCAGCAACAGCGGCGCTCTGTACAAGGTCGAATGGGCCACTGCGAACCAGGAGTCCCGAGAGACCGATGACGTCAGCGACATGTTGGGGAAGTGGCGCAGCGAGGCGGTGCCGGACATCAACAAGCCGGGCGTGACCACCCTGTACAACAAGTTCATCCAGCTGGGCAACGAGCTGATGAAGACCACCCCGAACCGGGGTGCGAAGGGTTACGAGCTCCACGTCGTCGATGGACAGCAGGGGCCGATCGATTCGATGGTTGCCCCCACGGTCCTTCCGAGCGGGTTCGAGTCGGTGCCCTGCGTTCCCAAGAAGCGGTAAAGGCGGGCCGGAGGAAACTGTCAGACCCGACCCTTACCGTGCCGGTATGGAGTCAGCAACAATCGCCCCCGTGGCCACCCTCACCGCCGAGGAGAAGGCGATGATCCACGCCGCGTTTCTGCCCTGGCGGCACCGCCGTGCGGCGGCCGTCGAGCTGGGCATGAGTCCGACCCGGATGGCCCAGCGCACACTGCAGCTGCTGGACGACCCACGCGCCCAGCGCGAGCTGCCCACCCTCGTGCGGATGCTCCGGCAGCTGCGTGCCAAGAAGGCAGCCGGCCGACGACTCAGGTGAGCCACTCGACGCGGACGCCGACCTCGCGGCGCTTCCCCTTGCCGATCGGGTCGACCCACACGGTGGCGAGTGCGCGGATGACGTCCTTGCGTGCCTGCAGGGTCAACTCCTGCCAGGCCTCGCGCGGGTCGGGGGCGTGGACGATGGACAGGCCGCGCTGCAGGGTGGGGGCAGCGGCGGCCAGCTGCTGCTCGAGGTCGGTCAGACGGGCGGCGATGCGGGTGTTGGCGCGGGTGAGTTGCTGCAGGTCCACGGTCCCGTCGGCGTAGGCATCGGCGAGTCGATCCGATCGCTGTCGCAGGGTGTCGATTTCGTCGGTAATGCCGGACAGGTCGGGGCTGTCGGCGGGGAGTAGGGTGCCGATGTCGGGGCGGGACAGGTAGGTGATCACGGCTTCCTCGACGACTGCGTCGACGCGGCCGCGGTGCCGGTTGAGATGGGCGGCCGCGGAGCAGCGGTAGGTGGGGTACACCTCCTTCTTCCCGCCGATCCGGGTACCGCTCGAGGTGCCGGCCTGCATGGGAGCCCCGCACCGGCCACACAGTGCGATGCCGCCGGTGAGGAGCCAGGCGTCGTGGCGGCGATGGCGGCGTCCGGGGTCGTTGAGGACGGCGAGGACGGCGTGCCAGGTGTCGGGGTCGATGATCTCTGGCCACTCGGCTGGGCCGATCGGGTTGCCCTGGTGGCGGCGCAGGCCGGCGTTGCGGGCTCGGCGCATCACCTGCGCGACTGACTTGCCGTCCCAGTCGTGACCGCTGGTGGTGGGGGTGCCGTTGTCGTTCCAGCGCCGAGCTATGTCGGCGAGGGGCACGCCGTCGAGGATCCATTGGGCGCCGGCTGCGATTGCACCGGCCTCGCCGGCGCGGATGCTGACGCCGTCGGACTCGTAGCCGAAGGGGCGTACACCTCCGTGCCAGCGGCCGGCCTCGGCTGCCTGCTGGGCGGCGCGTTGATGGCGGTCGGCCTTGGTCTCGATCTCGGAGCGGGCCACGGCGGCCAGCAGGTCGGCGGTGAGGCGGCCGGCGGGTGAGGACATGTCGAGGTCGGAGCCGCGGACGAGGGCGATGGTGGCGCGGGCATCTTGGGCGGCCTCGATGAGGCGGACGGTGTCGGCGCGGTTGCGGGTGAGGCGGTCGAGGGTCCAGGCCACGACGACGGTGGTGCGGCCTTCGGTGAGGAGGGTGATGAGGCGTTCGAAGCCGGGGCGGTGGCGGCGGCCGGATGCGGAGATATCGTTGTCCACCAAGGTTTCTGTGATGGTCCACCCGCGGGCGTGTGCGAGGCTGGTGGCGTCATCGCGCTGGCGGGTCACGCCGAGGCCTTGGCCGGCGGCGTCCCGGGAGATGCGGCAGTAGATCACGGCCTCGGTCATGGAACGCGAGTATAGGGCTATGGCCGGTGCGGTGACCAT